AGGATATTCGCATTCTCGGAATCGTGACCGCCCATTCATCGTGCGTGTGACCAGATAGAACGATGTCAGCATCAGGACTCCAAACGGCCATTCGATTCGTCTGAATCACACCGCGCGTAACTGGCCCACCTCCGCCGCTTCCGTGATAGTGGTAGAGCACCTTGGAATCCTTTTGGCCCTTGCCATCGCCCCTCTGTTTTGCATCGTGAAAGCGGAACAAGATAAAACCACCATATCCACTCGATTCTACTTTCGACCCGTGGGCTCGCATCCTAGAGGCCAGCCTGTCGGTAAGATCGGTCTCATGTGCCTTCGTCACCGCTGTCTCATGGTTGCCCTTGCCAAGCACCGCGAATTGAGCCCCGAAGGGTTTGTAAAATTCCGCCGCAGTTTCAACTAGCAAATCAAAGTAGTTGCCTCCTCGATGTTCCTCCCTCAAAGCATTCTTGTCGGCTCGCTTGTCCCATTTGCCTTGCATCGCGCAGAACAGATCGCCGTTATCGATGATCGGAGCATCATAGTCGATGGCCTCTTGTAGGTGATGCTTCTCTAGCTCTTGGTCGCACTTTGGATTGTCATGATGAACATCCGACCGAAGCAATACCCATTGCTCCCAATCCTTGTTGCGGGACAGATCGATTGTGATCTCAACTACGTTCCGCTGTATTTTCTTTATGCTCCATGCCATCGTCTTTCCTCCAAATTGAATAAGCTTCGTCCAAAGTGATTTGTGGCTTGCCAAGCTTCGCGTTGACTGCGTTATGCAAGGCAACGCCCCAAGCGAAAAAAGCTTCGGGGCTTGAGAAGTCGGGAGCGTTTTCGGCTTTCCATGCCCGATAGAACGCCTTGCATTGGCATCCGTATTGAGGGATGGACAGCTCCCATTCAGCAAGCGTTGCCTCATCATGAATGGATCCATCATGCAAAGCAATCCAAGGATTGACCATGCGAACGACTCGATGCTCAATCCGCGTAACCCTAGTCGGATGCTGCACGATCTGCCCGTCATGCGTCGGAAAGATGAATCCGTCGAAAGTATCGCGGGGAAACATCAAGCAAACTCCAGAGTGACATTTGGCAACGGTAAACAAACATCGCCGACGGTGTAATCAGTCCGAACTGTCGAGCAGGTAAAACCTTCGATCTTTCGACCGCAGAAAACATCAAATACGTTGCATAGGTCGTTGTAGAGTATCTCGCCTTGTGGCCCCGTTCTGGTAATGCAGCATCCATCGATAAGACATGCAAACGGATTGACAAATGCCGTCGATCCATCGATGCAAGTCGGAAGAGCAATAGTCCCAGGCACTAGATAATCAACATCGAGAGTGCTGCAAATATTATAGCCCTCCAATCCAGTATTGGTTGGCGATGATGAAGCATTGACAACAAACCTATCCACCCCGAGCGTATTTCCTGAGCATCCAAAACCATAATCCCAAAAGCAGTCGTTGATTTCTTCGCCTGCGTCGCTGACGCATTCGACGGTATAAGGCACTGGAGAATACATGCCGTTAGTCTTTACCTCGTAACATTGATTATAGACCCCCTGCGTTACGTTTGTGTACAAAGCACAAGCGATCAATTGATTAGGGTAACTAGGAACCGACGCTAGGCATCGATCATTACCGAAAGATAGACCGCAAGATGGTTGTGTAACTACGCATCCAGTTTTGCCTTCGCAACACGAAAAGGGCACTCCATCGTTTTGTCCAATGGTCACTTGGCCAGTCGGCAAAGTATCGTAAAACTTTGCCCTAGTGATCGTTACGTTGCCTGGCCCACCGCTTATGTTGCCGAATTGACTACCGAGAAACGTATCAACAAACCCTTCTGGGCAAGTGTCGCTATCTTCTCCATATTCTTCCGTCCAGCTTGTTGTAGTGCTGCATTCAGGCGAATTGTAATTACCTGCGCAAGTCTTGTTTTGCGTACCTGACGTAAACTCTTCCGATGCGTACTCTTGCACCTGGTAACCGTAAGTAACCGCAATGTAGAATTTACATGTTGAGTCTTCGTCTCCATCGCATTTGATTTTCACCTTCCCAACATTAACGCTAAGTCTAACTAGCTGATACTCCTGGCCAAAAAAAACCCTGATCGATTCAGTAGCGTCAATCGTCTTGGTTTGAAACAGCGTGCAATCGCAGTCGCAGTCGTTCGGGTCTTCTGTGTTGATGTAGCCTTTTTTTGCTGCGTAGTATTTAACTGTGAAACCCCAATCGGTTTTGCGCTTCGCCCACAGTTCGCAATTTTGAACCAACGGCTGACAGTACAGCGATGGAAAGTAAGCTTCATGGCAACATCCAAATTGCTGAAAATTAGCCTCTGGTGGTGGTGGATCTTCACCTTCTCCAACACCTACGCCAACACCGCCACCCGGCCCACCTTCGCAATTTTCAGTAGGTGCAATGAGCGTCACCGACGAATACGGCATGTCCTCAGCGGATAAGCAACAATCACCGCAACAGCATTTTGATATAGCACCCACCTAGCATATCTCCACTGCGAGCCAACGATCACCGACCCGAAAGCAAATTAGGTTTGCACTGTTCGGAATTGCCGACCCAGTGTTGACAACATCGATGTCAAACAAGTCAGCAAGCGTCCCGTTAGATTGGATCTGCTTGGCTTTTGCTGTGCCTGTTCCTACTGCGTTTCCAGCCTTCGCCGTAATAATGCTAGTGGCAACTGCCACAAGAATATCCGCCGTCGAAACATGATCGTTTCCATTCTGACCGCCTGAGGCCTTCGCTCCGATGCCTTGAAGCAAAGCTTGGCTGTCTGACTCGTTGAAAGCGTAGAGAGTCTCATTGGCCATTCTAGGATGTCCTGATGAACGATGAGAAGTTGATTTCCTTTTTGACCCTGAACGACAATTCAGCCGGATCAGTTGCTTTGGCCCCTGATCCGTTTAGAGGCCCCACCATCGGGAATGTATTCGTGTCGTCCATGTATCGCTTACGATTGCCACCATCGAGGTAAAATGGCCCAATGTCGGCTCTTACCTCGTCATGCGTGTCTGGATCGTATGTGACCTTATACTTAACCCGCCAAGCAGAGTAACCAGCGTAGGAACCTAATTCAGCCTCTTGCACTTCCAGGAGCAATGTGCGAGCCGCGAACACCTGTCCGATAGCGTCAAAGCTTGACTGGTTAACCGTGTCGTTTCGGTCAAGGAAGTCCTTTAGCTTGAGCCCAGCGTCCTCAAATTGGACAAACGAAAACTGACAGAGCGAACTGGTTTGCGTCAGTGGCGTATCGAAGGGAGTCTTCGCACTGTTGACCGGATATTTAGCCGGGTTGCTTCGATCCTTACTAAGGATCTTTTCCTTTGTGGTAAACGAATCAATGCGAAAGACTGGTATCCATGTCGCAGGGTCTGGATTCTGTTCTTGATTCTGCCTTTGTTCCTCCGAGCCTGTTTGGAATCGAGCCGTAACATTCCAATACAAGGCGTGCTTTTCTTCCCGCTCGCATGAAACCTCATCGCAGACAAGATTCAATTGGCCGTAGAGCAATCCGGCCCGAGGTAGGCCCTGCGTGTTGTAAAGCACATCAAAGCGATTACTTGTAACCTGATCGGTCTTTACCCGGTAGTTCCAAGTCTCACCAAAGATCAGTTGAAACCCTTGACCCTTGCGACAAAAACCGGATCCTTTGCGAAGCTCTGCACCGACTAATTCATTTGCCATGTGTTACCTCGCAAATCGCACTGACGGAGCATTCGCAGCAAGTTCGTTCGCCTTTTTAGCTTCAGCAAGCAATTGCTCTTGCATCTTCTTTTGCTCTGCTTTTTCTTTGGCCTGAAGGTTTTCACGCTGGACGAATTGGAACGCTTCTTTGGTGCCTGCCTTGAGCGCAGGAGCAATATCTTTAGCGATATCCTCCTTGGACTGGAATCTTTCAGCCGCTCGCATTGACAGAGCGTCAAACTGTTGCTGATTGATTCCCTTTTCTGGCCCGAGTGCCTTCATTGCTTCCAATCGTTGTAATTCCTTCTGGAGCTTTTCTTGTGGGCTCGTCATTTCTTCTTTAAGCTTCGCTGCGTCCGCTTCCAATTCCTGAGCCTTGCGAGCCTCATCAACGCGATTCTTAAACAGTCGATACCGTTCGATGTCTTGATCCATCCATCCGGCTCGCTTTTGCTTCGCCTCAAGTGCGGCCTGTTCGCCTAGCGTTAGCTTGTCAAATTCTTCGCGAAGATCCCACATAGCTTTGCCAGTCTCCTTGTAAAGCGTTGTAGACTTTTCGAGCTCTGACAGTCGAGCCTTTTCATCGCTAGCACGCTTCGCCGCTGCTTCGGCCATCGCGATTGCTTCCGCATTGGCTTTGGTCTTTGCTTCTGCTTTCATCGCTTCGGCTCTGATCGATGCCGCTGCTGCGTCAAGCTCTGCCTCCTCTTGATCGTCGAGCGAATCTAGGAAGTCATCCAACGCACCTCGACGGCCAGAAAAAAGATTGCTTACCATGCCTGTTACGCTCATGCTAGAAAGCATTGTTTCGGCTGTCATGTTCCTGAGTCCGCTAGTCATCGCCGCGAATCCAGTAGATGCTTTTTCAGACAAAAACATGAAGTAGCCGCCGACTGTTTTTTCGTCGGAGGTCGCACTTGATGCAACATCTTTGAGCAATCCGGTCAACTGTTGAACCAACGGGATCAACGCCGTACCTAGCGCGATCGATGCCGATTTAATTTCGGACTCAAGCTTTGCAAACTGACCCGACATCGTGCCTTCAAGTTGTTGATTCATGCCGTAGAATCGACCGCCTTCGCTTGTCGCTGTCTCAAATGCTTTTGCCACCATTTGAGCACTAATCGCACCGTCCTCCATTCGCTTCTTTAGCTCGATCATGCTAACGCCGGTCGTTCGGCTGATTTCCTGCAACGGGTTGAAACCAGCGTTAACCATCTGCAAGACTTCTTGACCCATTAGCCGACCGTTGGCTTGCACTTGACCAAAAGCCAATGCAAGCGATTGAAACTGTTCGGCATTGCCTAAAGAGATCGCAGCGAGCCTGCTAAGTGTTGGGCGCAGTGCATCGGCTTGAACGCCGAATTGAAGCATTGTTTTCCCGGCTCTTGAGAAGTCCGCAAAGTTAATCGGGCTTTCAATGTCGAGTGCTTTGAAGTCATTGAGTAGCTTGGTCGCTTGAGCCGCTGAACCTGTCATGACTCCGAAGGCTACCTTGGTTTGCTCCATTTCAGCAGCAAGCTTGACCGATGTTTTGACCGCCGAAACCGCAGCACTTAGACCAGCGTAAGTCATCGCTAGGTTCTTGATTGAACTGATTGCGGATTGCTGGTTACTGATTGCAGTCTTTTGCTCGTTGACGGCTCTAGTCGTCTGCCCTAGTTGAGCCTGCAAGTTTGCTTGCACTCGTTTGAATTCGTCGGTCGTCATCGACCCGTTTGCAACCTTGATGCGTAGTTGCTCGATCGCTTGCGAATATGTCGCGACGTTCTGAACCGGAATTGATACGCCAAGCTTTTTGGAAAGAGTGTCTTGGATTGCCGCGAACCGTTCAGCACTTAAGCCGCCTGCATTGTAGGCTCGCTGAAGTTTCTCCATCTCGGTTGCATATCGATCAAAAGGATCGATTGATTCCTTGGCAAGCCTTGTAATCGATGCCAACTCACCGCGCGTAAACATGCCTCCTTTCTTGAGTTCGTCAACATCCATACCAATCTTGATGTTTGCAATGTTGATCGTTTGAGCCATCGCTTACTTACCTCCAAAACCAAACATTGCCTTAACTTGTCCGGCCATTTCTTTTGCGGTATCCATGCCATCCATCAAGATTGACTTTAGGCTGACTTTTTTTCGAGCGTACCTAGCAGGCATGAACTCCTCGATCTCTGGACAATCCTTGCCGGCTCGAACGAATAGATCCAAGTGCGTTGCGTGTGCCAAGGTCGCTGTCTGTAACCATTGCTCTCCCATTGGCTCAACCTTGTCCCAAGCGACCCACTGATTTAACTGTCCCGCAGGCATCGAGCGAACCCACCGAAGCGGATCCGCAATGCCAAAAGCCAACGCCAGCCGAAAGGCAACCTTTAGCCTTGGGCTGGATCGGATTTTTTTACCAATTCCTCGATCTCTTTGGCATCGTACTTGGACAACGCAAGGCAATCCTCATAAAGCTTGCCGACGATCTGATTTGGCACGCTCTTGAGCCTTTCGGGATCGCTAATGACGCGGTTTCCTTCGATGTCATGCAGGCAATACGAAACTAGAACTCGACGATGCCTAGACCACTCGTACTTCCCGCCGGATTGCATAGCGACTTCCATTTCAGCCGCATCGCCTTCGGACAGTTCGTGCAAAACATATTCCTTGCCGTTGACTAGCACTGGCTTGGTATTCAATGGCCTTTCGACCAAAGCAAAGAATTCATCTTCGATGTTACTCATCTTCCGATTCCTCCTTGCGGATTGCTTCAAGTGCATCCTCGTAGAACTTGCGAGAGTGCTGTTCTGGCCGTTGCACTTCAACCGGATGGCCTTGAACCTGTTCGGCTTGCAATGCGATCGATGCTAGTTCGTCGTCGCTCAACGCATCATGCGGAAACTGGAACAAAGCTTGAATCTGTGCCACCTTGCCGAAAGGCAGATAGCCCACCAAAGCACCATTAACACCAATCTGAAATTGGTTGAGGTCTTTAAGCCGACCGTCAACCGAATATCCTTGCTGTCGCACCAAATTAAACATGCTCGCTCCTATTAAGCAGCCGTGAAAGTGATGTCGGTTGCACCGTCAAACTGGAGCGTGTAGCTTCCTGTCATGATAGTGCCTTTTTCGAGCGTCGGAGTTTTGACCGACTTGACAAACGCAGTTCCCTGGAAAGATCCAGCACCGGGCAAGGTGATCGTCACTGAAATACCAGCGTAAGGCTCAGCCGATGGAACCATCGCTGTGGTAAACGGGATCGTAGATCCGAGCCAATAAAATTCTACTTCGACTTCGGGATTCTTGCGAAGATCCGAAGGGCGAAGCAATTCAAAACCACCGGCTCCCAGGTCGGTAATATCGAGTTGATCGACCCCGATGGTCATTTCGCCAATTCGTTTTAGCTTGGTAGTAATCAAGCCAGTCCCGGAAATGGTCGCTCCAAGTCCAGTAGTCGGTACAGTCAATGCAGGCATCTTTATGGCTCCCCATAGTGCACCAAGAGGTCGAAGCTAACCAAATACCGATGCTCTTGGTTTCCATCGGTTGGAGTGTCGTTTAGGTATTCGTCGGCACTGTCAAAATCGATTCCTGCAAATGAGTAACCGTCAACAGTCCCGCGAAATGAATCTATTCCTGTTTCGCGAATCGCTTTGCTTATTGAACTTGCGACCCGCCGAGTGGTTGCGTAGCAATCAAAGGTCACTCGGGCATGAGCCGACTTGGTTACACCGTCAATGGCGTGATCTCGTTCGGTCGATGTCACATAATAAACAATGGCAGGCAGTTGAGCATTTTGGACGAGTGCATCGGGATACATGCGCTGACCAACAAGCGTTGATACCGCGTTGTAACTCAGTAGCTTCGTTCGTAATGCTTCGCCGATCGCCGACATTACAGCTCCCCGTTGATTACGATGATGTCCCGAGATGCAGCCTCAGCCGAATTGCTGACCACCTTCAGGTATCGAACACCGGCCATAACATCGGTATTGAGTGCCACGAACCGCGATGCCGCAACTGTAACACTGTACTCGGTCGATCCGTTGTAAAGTGCGTAGAAGTTGTTTGCGTCGTCGGAAGCTTGAAAGGTAAACGTAGTGCCTGTCAACGCTGTTGGCGTTCTGAGCGCAAACACCGTCCGACCGCCTTCGAGCGTCAATGAACTTGAAACGGTTCCGCTAGATGCAATGGTTACCTTTGATGTGAGTTGTAGATTTCTAGCCAAGGCGAAGCTCCTTGATTTGCTTTTGTAATTCGTTCATGAAAGCTTGTCCAGCTTGTGATTTCGTAATATCGAAAGCCTTGACGGGTGCTCGATCTTGCACCGGAAAGTCGGCGGTTTGTGCGTCCTTTTTGCGTGTCATATTGTACGGCTTTCCACGTCGGCTGATCCTTGGTATTTGCTGACCTGGCTCGCCCCAAAGGTTGCGGACATACGTTGTGCCTTTTTTGATAGGCATGACGAATTGCTGTTTGTTGCCCTTGTCGAATTTTGCACCAACATAGACAGCCAAACCGTTTCGCATGACCTTATGGCCAAAATGATCCCTCGAATCGTTTTGGAATGCAGGATTGTTTTTGTACTTCTTCGACCACTTGAGCCGACTACCGCCCCGAGAGCTCCTAGCTTGCGATTTGCAGGCTCTTGCAATCGTTTCGCCAAATGCCCCAAGGCACTTACCTAAAGGCCCATTGCGAAGCGTTAGAGGGATCGCATCGACCGCTTTAATCAAGGCTTCATCGATTTCAATGGTTGTCCCCATTACAGCACCGCCGAGCAAATGATTTCTAAGTACTTCCGAAGTCCATCGACGCGGTTAATGGCCGTGATTCCGTACCGCTCACCATCAAAGAGCACGCTCATTTGAGTGTTGTAGCCCGATCGGTATCGAACCACGAAAACCGCCCTAGTCCCTGCCTCAAGTTGACGGCCTCGCATGTTCTCGATGCCCGATGTTGGGTTCCATTCGCAAGGCTCATTAACGACGTAGTTAGACCAACTGACAACAGGCTGACCGCTTGCATCTTGCGTCTCTGTCGCTTGCTGAATCGTGCAACGATGTCGCATCGCGCCGACTCGATGTCTTGATGGTCGTCCCGATCCGCTCATGGGTATGATGCCCTCATGAATCGACGTACCAGCATTTCGTATGGTCGCATCGTTTGCAGAGCATCGGACATAACCATGTCGCGATTCTCAAAGTAATGAGCAACTAGCATTAGGATCGCCGCCCTAGCTGCCTCAGGCACGCTCTGGCCGTCTTGCGAGTGTCCTGCCTTGTAGGTTACTTGCCAAGCGTCCCAACGCGATACCGTGGCCGGTAATGTGACCAAATAGGCTAGCCTGATTTGATCGCCATGCAGTTGATATTGGCTCGATGCCAAAGTCTGCAGTGTGTTGGATCCGTCGAAGTATTGAATCGAGGTGATCGAGTGAATCGGGCTTTTGAGCAACTTAAACCCGTCGAAGATTGAAGCGACCCGAAGGCGAAGCGTTTGGAAACAAGTAACGCTATCGGTATCGTGCTCCCATTGCTCCCTAGCCGCTCCAATCAATGCTGATAGGTGCGTATCGTGGCTAGTGTCGCTGCTTGCGATTTCGAGTTGTTTTTTCGCCTCGCTGAGCGTCACCGGCTCGGCTGTCGGCTTTGTCACTACTTCCGCTAACAATCGCACTTGCAATGCCCCGCTGAATCAGAATCGATTCGACTCCACCGCCGAGGCTCTCCAGCCGTGTACCAGCCGGAAAGCCTCTCCACATCGTCAAAAGTTCGACGGCCACTAGATCACCAAACAGACATCGCCATCAGCGACACCAGTTGAGCTAGTCGGCGGAACCTTGCCCTGACCCAAGATCGCAACGCCAGCGATGAAACCACCGCTAGAGCCATCGCCAAAGGTCGCAACAAGCTTCAAGAACGGCTCCTTGCCTCGCATGTCAACCATGAAAGCACAAGTCTGGCCGTCGTCGGTCGCACTTGGCAATGCAAGCGTAGCACCGTTGTAACCAGTTCCACCAGCAAACGTCGCTCCAGTGATGTCGGCATAAACGCCGCCACTGGTCGAGCATTGCTGAAGCTTCAAGGCTGTCATCGCAATATCAGTTGCTCCGAGTTGGAGCACGATCAGAGCGAAGTCATAGCCTCGGCAATCGATTACATCAGCCGTAGCCGATGCGTTATCGAGGATCGCCGCTGGCTTGATCGCTGGCACACATTTGACGTAGTGTAAAGGGTTCATAGTTCACCTTCTTTCTGTTGTTGATTGTGGATTAGGATGCCGAGACCAATTGAAGAATTGGCCCAGCGTTGCTTGCGTCGCCTTGTTCGTGAATGTTGTAGTCCCAACGCATCGTCGATCGGAACCCGATTTCGTCGGTCTCAAAGTATCGAGACACATCGCCAACAAGCCGGAAGTCTCGACGCATCCCAAGGGTTGAGGCCATTCGAAGGTCACCGAAGTATCCAAACTTGGTAGATGCTCCGATGGTCTTTGGAAGCACCTCGGAAAACACCACGGGATAGCCGAGGAACTGAGTCACCGGCCCTTGTCCGAGGTCTTCCTTGTTGTTGCCACCGGCTGCAAGTTGCAAACGTCCCATGACGTTAGCCCAAACCGACTTGGAGACGAACCAAACCGGATTGATGCCGGGAAACTCAGGCAACTTGCCAAGAGCCTCTTGGAACATCGCGATGGTGATGGCCGCTGCCGTGTTTTGACCAGCTGCTGCAGTCACAACAGAGCCAGCCTTGAGCACGTTGGCAAGACCTAAAACGCCGTGATAGGCTGCAGTGCCATCGCCAAGGAATCCAGCCTCATCAGCCGCGAGAGCGTGAGCCAAAGCTGCTTCGGTCGCAATCTCTTCGGCCATGCTGATCGTTGCATCTTCCGAAAGTTCGCTCGATACTTTGGTCAACGTGCCCCACTTGCGAGCAACGAGGTTAATCGGCCCGTAGGTAGCCTGAGACTGAGTGATCTCTTTCGATTCGCCAACCGGGTAAGCCTTCATGCCGGTCAATCGTCGAGATTGCGTCAGGGTATCGCTGGCCATCAATCGCACAAAAGCGTATTGAGGAATGACACCGTAGGACAGCACCAAGCGAATCACGCTGTTAACGAACTCAGTCGGAACCAAAACACCGGCTCCGGTTGGATCGTTCGTTTGGAGCGCGTTGGTTACTCCATGATCCGCGCACCACTGTTTAGCAGAGTCGCTTCCAAAACGAGCCTGAAAAAACTTGCCGACTTTGAACGCATCTTGCTCGGCTGTCTCTCCGGTAAACGCAACAAGCTTTTTCGTGGCCCTTGCGGTTGCTGGAATCTTAAAAGACGCACCCGCAGAAGGTTGATTGTCAACCACTTGGCGAACGGTGTTGCTGACGGCTTGCTCGATCTTCATCGCTCGCTCTCGCTGCTTCGAGAGGTTCTCGATCTGACCGGCCTTACCCTCAGTTCCGAGGATCGAATCGATCTCGGCCTGTTCATCTTCGAGCAATTCCCGAGCCTCTTGAGTTGCGACCGCTTGGATCGCTTGAACCTTGGCTTGCAAGGCTTGGATTTCTTCGCCTAACGCTTTTGCGCTCTTCATTCTGACTGCCCTTTGTGGGTTGTGTGGCAGTCGTTAAACCAAGATAGCGGCATGACTGCCACGGGAAACTGAATCGTTTTGAACCGTGTGTCACTGCCGCTAATTAGTTGCAGAGTGGTTGGCACTTCTGGCCAGCCGGAAATCACTTTACGCTATCGCTTAACGGTTGTCAAGTGTTGAGCGTACTGAGCCATCTTTTGACGAGCTAGCAACGCCGCCGCCGAGTCGAAAGCGTTCTTTGGCTTCTTGTACTTCTTGCCGCTTTCAACGCGTCCAGTGGCCAATCCTGACGCTATAGCCTCATCGACGTTGTACCACGTCTCGGCGGACATTAGTTGCTCGATCTTGGAAGCTTCTTCGGCCATGTATTTCGAGTAGATATCAACGAGCGAAGCATCGTAAGCTTTCAACGCAGCGATCGCTTTTGCGAAGTCGTCTTGATTGCCCATCGCAAATGACATCGCCCTGTGGATCATGACTCGCGACCCGTCAGCCATCAATCGATTCTGACCAGCAAGGAAAATCACGCTAGCCGCCGACGCTGCAAGGCTATCGTTGACCGTCGTTACTTCACCAGAATGCTTTTTGAGCGTGTTATAGATCGCGATGCCCTCATCGGCAAAACCGCCTGGGCTGTTGATGTGAACTGTAACCGGGCTTGACCCGAACGATTTAAGAGCCTCAGCCACGCCCTTTTGCGTGATCGGGTTTTCGTCCCAACCATCGCCGACGATGCCACTTAAAAGGATTTCGTTCGTTTCCGCGCGTACTTCGATCATTTTTGAGCCCCTTTCAGGTCAAAAACCCTGTTTTCCCACGATTTAACCTCAGTTTCGACAGCCTTTTGTAGGCTATTTCCACCATGTTTTACGGCCAATGCTGCGAGTATTTCGGTCGATTTTTCGCAGTGGATCCTTGCCAAATCTCGATCAAGCCCGATTGCTTCGATCTTGTCGGCAAGCTTGTTTTGCCATCGCGGATAGTTCTTTCCGATCCAAGCGACGAATTGAGCCTTTTTCGATGCGTTGATGGCGTTGTTCCCTTCGGTCTTAATCAGATCGCGAAGCATTTGTTCAACGGCTCGATCATTCCGAGAATCTTGCGAATCCTCTTGTTCGTCCTCTTGCTCATCCTCTGGGCTGTCCTCGACCTCATCGGCTGACTGTTCGCCCGTTGGTGTACTGATCGCAGGGTTAATAAACTCATCGCCGCCATCGTACGGATTGAGATCGAGTTTAGCCCGGCATTCATTCGGATTCATAATCCGCGATGCAATGGCCTTGCTGAAACTCTCCATCGTCGTTCGCAAGTCGGTACGGTACAAAGCCGCCGCATTAAATTTGAAATACACTTCGCCAGATCGTCGCTCTCTTGGAGTCCGTAGCTTGATATCGCATTGCTCCTCGAACTTGACCAACCAATGATCGAGACACTGAAGATACGCAAGTTGCTTTTGTTCCAGGCTGTTGTAGCTGACCGAATCTCCATCGCCCGGCATTCCTTCGAGCCCAAAGAGCATCCCCACCTCTTGACGGGTGAGCTTTTGCAACGCTGCGAACTGTGCATCGTTGTTATTCATGCTGACTGCATTGGCCTTGATACCCTCACGCAACAAGCCAGCCTTTGCTGAATTCTCCGAGCCTGCTTCGATCTTATTGAATTCGTCAATAAACTCTTTCGCATCCTCTGCTTTGCGGAATGCTGCTGGAGGTGCTTCAAGAAACAACTTGCCCCGAAATCCTCGACGCAGTTGGTTAAGCTTAAACCTCGTTTCCTCATAACCTGTCGCAAATGTTGCGTTTGCAATGTCAAGCAGTCCGAGACCTTCGACGCCATCCCAACTAAAGCCAGTAAGGTGCAAAACGTCGCTATCGTGGAAGATTAAGTATCCGTTCTTGTCAGTGTCGAACGTGTCGAAAAGATCCCTTTTGCTCTGGTTTTCCGGCTTGGTTATATGGTATTTTTCGCCCTCGTAGATGATCGTCCAAGTCGAATCCGGCATCATTGGAATTAACTCGGAGATACCGCGACTCGTTCGGATGATCGCCGCTCGACCGTTGCCCTTCATCAACGCATGACTAAGCATCTGTTCTTTGAACGTCGTTGGGGCTTGGATCTTGTTCGGTTGCTCTCGCAAAAGATAATATCCATCATGCTCGGTATCGTTGATCGATCCTTCACCGACCCTTCGCTTAACGTCGATAGGCAACCGCCCGAAGTCACCTGTCAATTTGTTGTGAGCATACCAAGCAGGAGGGACTCCAAGAGCATCGCGCAAACCGACCTTGCGACCACTCGAAAAAGAGTCGTCGTCAATGCCCATCCATCTAGCAAACACGCCAATTAAGCTCATCCCTGTTGCTCCTAAGTGATGTAAAGTTTACCAGACGAACGCTCAGGCTGCAAACTTGCAATCCTGTAGGCCATTATCGCCGCCACAATCGGGTCAATCTTGTCTTTTGATTTCGCTTTGTCAAACATCCATCGATCTTGCCGGTCTTTGCAAATCATCGCATTGTTCGCGCACCATCGCAGCAATCGAGACTCTTGAAAAACTAGCCGACCGTCTTGCATCAATTGAATAAAGTCTCTTATGGCTTCATTGAAATTGGCTTGGTTTTGAGCCATCCTTGCCGCTGTCGCTCCGACCTTGCCAAGCTTCTCGCCTAGTTGCTGACCGTTGTATGGATCGTATGCAACCGTATCAATTTCAAAGGCTTCAATTTCTTCAATCAGCGACTCAGTAAGATCCTCGATCGGATAGGCACACTTGAACAATTCTTCCGAGTGAATGAACTCTGCAAAAGGCATCGCCGATAAGTCACGCTTTGAATCTGCTGCGATAAAAGCTCGAGTCTTGACTTCGTACCGATAAATGACCTTGCCTTTATCGTCAACGCTGACCGGAAACCTGGCACAAAGAGCGTATGCTGCCAAGTCATCTCTCGATCCAAGGTCAACGCCTGCCCCAAGACCGTCGGCATCTTTCCAATCCGAATGAACGCCAACGCATCGATCAAACGCCGCTAGGTCAAAGGCTTTTTCCGTCGATGAAACGACGCCGTTTCCGTGGTATCGCTTAAATCGATTGCGACCTAGTGCCGTTGCTTTGCTTTCGTTCCATCGCTCTCGCAAGTAATCAAGTTTGACGGACACTCCTAAAT